CTCGGTTCCGCGCACGGCAACTTCGTCTTGCTCGAAAGCGTTCAACGCGCTATCCGAGTACTTGACCGTCACCATGCGGCGATCGCCCATGTACGAAGAGAGGAAGAGATTTCCGATGAAGGCGTAAGTAACGGCATCGGCTTCCGCCGTGTCCATCGCTTGCGTGATCTCAACGGGATAGCCGAAGTATCGCGGCGAAACTCCACCACTCATTTCGGCGGCAGTCACGCCGCCGGCGGCCATCGCCAGTGTCTCGAAGATTTCGTGGTATTGCTGCTTGGAGCAATAGATCTTCACTTGTCCGCGTCCGCTTGTTGCCCATTGCGGAAGCGCGGCGATTCCCTTGGAAATCATGGCCTTGGTTACAGTCGCATAGGTCGTCACGCCGCCATCGAATGTGCCATAGGTTCCCGCGCACATGGTCTTCAATCCGACAATGCCGCCATGCGTTGAAGTTCCGTCGCCCATGAAGCCGGCGGAGTCTTCCTTCAAAGCAAACTGGTACGCCATGTCGCCAGCGATCTCGTCGGCGATCGACACCAACGCATCCTCGCCGAGTTCGTTGCTGAAGGTCGTGGTAATGGACATCTTCTTCGCGGTCAACTGAAGCGAACCGAAAGTTTGCGTCGATTCAGTTGGCGCAATTGATTCGCCGGCCCAATACGCCGTGAGTCCGGCGGTACGCTTTGAGAAGCGCAGAGTGTCGGAAGACATCGGCTTGACATAAGTGTTGCGACGGAACACGCCGTACTCTTCGCGAAGCGAAACCAGCTCGCTCTCAAACGGATCGGGAACGAGGAAGCCGCCGGCGGAGTTCACGCCTTCGGTGTGCGCCTTCACAATGAGGTTTCGATCAAGGCAATACTTGTAGGATTTCTGATCGCCCAAGGTCGCCTTGATCCAAGTGCCGAACTCGTAAGCGGTCTTCTTGTCCTTGATGTTCTTCAGTTTGCCGAAGGTTCGCGCGTTCTTCCATTCGTTGTCGCCCGGCTTGTCGTTGGCGTGATTCAAGTGCGCGTAGAGTTCCTTCGAGAAGGCTCCCTTGACGCTCTTCATCACGGCCTCGTCGAGTGCCTCTTGCGAGCAAGAAGCCGCGCCGCCACTTGCGGACTTGACGCTCGGCGCGACGACAGTCACATCGAGAGTCTCGGGGTCGATCATCACGCCGTCATCGTCGATGATGGCATGAGTTTCGAGGATGGCCTTCTTTTGCATTTGGACACCGGCTTCGCCCTTCAGCGCGCCGGCACGAGTGAGGTTATCTCGGAAAGCCGAGACATTCATGGTCTTCATAGTTTGCTCCTTGTCTTGTCCTCTCGAACTTCTTTAGGCGCGCCTTGCAGGGGCATTCCCGTAGCGCGCGCCGTCGTCATTCGTAAAGGCTTCCGCGAAGTTTAGCGACGGATCGCTTTACCATCGCGTCGATGTCCTTGATCGGTTCAACGCTTGCGGCACTTGAGGGCAAGGCGATATCGATTCGATGCCGAGGCTTCGGAATCTCAATCGCAAACGAGTAACGCTTTGGAGCCGCGTCGATGTTGAACCACTTCTTTGCCGCGCTGGCCGATACGGCTCCCTTGCGTACTGCGGTGATGATGGCTTCGGGATTCGCTTGCATCGGAGCCAACGAAATCTCGCGCAAATTCCAGCGCGAGATGATCGCGGAAATGGACTTCTTGCCGTGCTTCGCGAAATCGGCCGCAGTCGGCGCGCGCTTGCCGCCGTCTTGAACATCGAGGCCGACGCTTACGGCGTTGCAAATCCCTTGCCCGACAAGCGCGGCCGCGAAGTCGGGGAAGAACTCGCCGGCGTATCCGTCTGGCTTCTGCGCAAAGTCAAACTCGCCGACAATGTCGCGCGCGCGGCGAACCAGCTTCACGCACTTCCCAACCGGTAGCGCGTAGTCATGATTCCAGAAGAGGACGGGATTGGTTTCGTAAACGGTCGAATCCATGCCTTGCGGGATGAGGATCTCTCCGTCTCGGTCGATGGTGTCGCTTGTGATGGTCGCCGTGAAGCCGCGCGCGGTTGCGCTCATCTTGGCTGGCAATGTCTTGCGGATCGTTTGCATGGTCATCCTTGGTATGGCCCGGTATCGGCGGCAATTGCCGCGTCCAGTTCGGCGGCAATGTCGGCGTAGTCTGCGGAAAGAGTTGGTTGCATTGAGCAACGGCAATTTGGATGCAATGGCGGCCCGTCTATGGCTTCATAGTCGAGCATCATGGAGCCGCCATCCGCGCCGGTGAGCGTCGAGTCCTTGGCAAAGAACGACTCGCCGAGGCCGACGCTATTTGTGCTGAACGCATCGCTTGCGGCTTGACAGAACTCGCAAGGATCGGGCGCAAGGAGCCAAGTCTTTCCTTCGACCAAGCCGCTCGACTTCCATGCCTCAACCTCCGCGCTTCTGGAGGCGCGTTGAGCCTCGGTACGGGCAATCATGACCGAGCGCGCGTATGTGCCTCGCTCGGTGTCGCCCGTCTCTCCCGCCCAATCTTGCACGGTTGCGGCGATCTCGGGGATGGTCTTGCCTTCCGCGACTCCGTTGCCGATGATTTCCGATACGCGAACGCTTGTGTACTGGTTCACGCCATCGGCCGCGCCTCGCGACAGCCGGACGGACTCGCTTGCGGTGTATGCGTCGAGTTCAGGCGTAGCCGGCGTGAAGTTCGGAGCCTCTGTCGCCATCTCTTTGATCGTCTTCATGCCTACTTCGATGCCTTGCTTGAGCGCGGTAGCCAAGTATGGCTTCATCGCGCTGGCGATTTCCTTTTGCCATCGGTTCCCGCGAAGCATGGACGCGACTTTCGCCGCCAGTTCAGGCGTTGCGACGGTCGCGGCTTCAACTTCCTTGAGTACTTCCGCAATTTGCTTGCGGAGAACCTTATCAACGGCCGACGCGATGGCGGCTTCGTCTTCGGTGTGGCGAGAAACTCCGAAGACACGGACTTTGAAAAGGACTTTGACCACATTGCCGAGGTCGATTCGATTTTTTCGTGCCATGTTCCGCACTCTCCGCAACATTTGAGCGCGCGCGCGGATTTGCCCAATGTCATTGCCGCGTCGATCTCGTCGATGGCGGCTTGCAATTCCTCAATTGTCTTCCCTTCGGAAGAGATTTCGTCGGCGTTTGCTTCCATTTCCTTCGTGAGCGCGTCGATTTGCGCGATCATTTCCTCTTCGGTCATGGTAGATCCTTTCCAAACTTGGCTTTAAAGTCAATGCGCATTTGAGCAATCTTCGCGTTGTTCTTGTCAAGCGCGGCTTGGAGTTTCGCGATGCGCTTCGATCCAGCGTCAACCTTTGCAGTCGCCGCAACTGCGGCTTGCGCTGGCTTTGGAGCCGGCGGCTTTTCCTTGCCGAAGATCGAGTCCATCGCCGCAGAGATGCGAGCCGTTCGAGCGGCTTGCGTCTTTGGGTCGGCTTCGTTGCGCTCGAATGCGGCTTGTTGGGCGCGGATCTTTGCCGCGCCGGCACGAATTGCGGAGACTTTGCGATCGATCTTCGCGACTTCGCGCGTTGTTTCGGCTGGCGTTCCTTCAATTCGATCTCGCAAGCGGCCGATTGTGCGAGGGATTTTTGGAGCCGATGCGGCTGGCTTTGATGCTGGCGCGGCCGATGGCGATGATCCGCTTCCGCTTCCTCCGCTATCTCCTCCTCCGCCGCCTTCTCCTCCTCCGCAAGTGTTGCCCGATTGAAATCCGCCGGCTCCCGTGCCGCAGTCTTTAGCGCGCGCGGACTTTGTTGGAGTGTCGATCACTGGCGCAACTGGCTCGACTTGATCGACTGGCATTGAATCCGATGGAGTCGTGTCGATTGCGGCATGATTCATTGGCATCGAAGCCATTGGAGCCATTGGCGGAGGAGGAGGAGGAGCAACGAAGCCAAGTGGTCGGCCTCCGTACATGAGTTGATCCGCAGCTGGATCGTCCATCGGCTCGCGTCCTTCCTCGATGCGCGCTTCGTTGGCCGTCATCCAACCGCCAGCGACAGCCGATTGCCTTGATTGAAGTTCGATCACTTCGTCTTCGATGACGGGATTATCGTAAGCCAAGACGGCATCGCCTTGCATATCAAACATCGGGACAAGCGATTGATTGAGTTGCTCTTCGTCCATGCGCAAGAGCGGCAAGATGGTTGTCTCGCGCCATGAAGAGAAGCCAGTCTTTGCGCTGGCGAGATTCGGATCATTGGCCTTCAACATCGAGACGGGAACGCCGAACACGGCCGCAATCTCCTCGATGATTTCATCGCGGCCGCCAAGATCCTTCGGCGGAAATGAAAGCGGCTTGATGTCGATCTCCGCCGTCGCAACGATGAAGCGGCCGGCGTTGCGCGCGCCTTCAAGTTTCGCTTGAAGCGCGGCCTCGAAGGCGCGGATGTCGGCTTCGCTTGCGCCTCCCTTGATGGAGACAAGCGAATCGGGGCGCGCGTTGTTTTGGAAGAACTTTAAGTCCATCATGTGAACCGCTTGGTTCATTTGCTCGGCGAAGAACGCGGCCTCTACTTTGCCTTTGCCCCAATACATATCGTCGGGATTCGGTCGCTTGAAGTGGATCACTTCATCGACTTCAAAC